GATACAATAGGATGATACTGATACTCTTTTTGATAGTGTTGGTATTGTATTTATTACCCGTATACAAAAGTCCAACCGTTTTGAGGGATTTCATCTCACCCGAAGAACGGCAACACATCATAAAAGAAGCCAAGGAGAAACTATCAGACTCACTGGTTGACACTGACGGTAGGGTCGACAAAGGAATTCGTCAGAGTCAGACGGCATGGCTTCAAAATACTGATCCAGTGGTGAGGGCTGTCATGGAGAGATGTGTTGGATATGTAAATAAAACGATCGATCACTGCGAACAATTGCAAGTTCTTCATTACGGTGAGGGTGGTCATTATAGACCACACCAAGATGTGTTTATAGGTGAAAAGAACAGTCGTCTCCACACCTTTATACTGGCACTCACAGACGACTACGACGGGGGTGAAACGGAGTTTCCAAACATCAACAAGTCTTTCAAGTTAAAGGCTGGTGATGCTCTATTTTTCAACACATTAGATAATTATGGGTTAGATACGTCCAGGGCTTTACATGGTGGGAAACCTGTAAAGTCCGGTGAAAAATGGATTTGTAATTTATGGGTAAGACAAGATCCTTATCAATAATTATGAGCAATATATTCTCAACTTTAATATAGATGAGTCTGTATCTGGATCTACCCACATACGATTTTCTGGAAATGACACATGAAGAAAAACGTATACTATTAAAAGACTTTAATCAACCTGTAGTGATACGCGGACTGTATCAATCTAAAGCTGTGCGGATGAATTTAGAAAACGTCGTTGATTTATTTGGTAATTCAGTATTACCTGTAGAATTTTATGACACACTGGATACTCGAGCGTGTGATGCAGGCACAGGAGCTGCCACAATGAAAGGACTTTTCGAGCATTGGAAAACTGATAAATCTCCAATTTTATACTGTGCCGAAGTTGATTTATTTAAACAAAATATATCCGAAACATTACTAGATACACTCAAAAACCCAAATACAGAACCCAGACAGGTCCAGGCTCTAATGCTATATTTGGGTAAAAATTGGGGAAGTGATTTACACATGCACGTTACTTCTGATTTCATTTTAAACCAGGTGTTTGGTAGTAAAACGGTATACATATTCAACAATTATGACAAGGTTACATTACAACCGGGTGACAGTTTGTTGATACCTCCTTGGTATTGGCACACAACACGTGGTCATGGTATAAATATGTCTATTACACAAGTATACCTTAGAAAAAGTGCATTGTATTTACTGACCAATCCAAATATTATCATAGACTATTTAATTGCATACCCAGAATTTATATGTGTGCCCGTCTTACTAATTGTTCTTATTCTTGCATTTCACCACGCTCGATGAGTTTCTTACGGTTGGCCATGTGCAAATCTTGGACGAGAGCCTTATTCTCAGCGCCGTAAGGGACCGCGTAACCATTGTCACACATCCACTTATTCACGTTGGTCCAGATTCCATCCTCACAAACCCACACCTCGGCGAGAACACGACCAAACTTTCCTCTAGAATCCGCCTCAGGGCATCTGAGTTCGATCTCGATATCATCCTTCTCAGACGCAACGGCCTTCAAACACCACTCCTTGAGCTTCTTCTTCGAAAGGAGACCAAACTTCTTCTCCTCCTTGTCAGAAGTGCGAGACTCGGGGGTGTCGATACCAAGAAGACGAACACGCTGCTTCGTGCAGACATCAAATCCTAGGTCAATGTTGACATCGATGGTGTCACCGTCGACAACCTTCTCGAGGGAGGATACACGGTATTTATACTTGCACTCTTCAACGTTGTAAGACATATATGTTATGTATCGTCTAAATCTTTAATCATCTTGTTGAGGACTGAATTGATTTCAGATTTTGTCAGGCTTCTAGGACCAACTGTATTACTTGGAAACGTGTGGGTATTAATTTTATCTCTGAGCATTTCAACTCGTTCAGTGTTTATTTTCAAAAAGTGGTGAGATTGTGCACTGAACTCCTGTCCCTCATTCAAGTAGCATCTTCCCGCGTACACACCTACTCTCCTAAACGCCAAATCATAGGGGTCACCTGGTTTGACGTATCTGAAACCGATGGGAGTAATCTTCTCCACCGGTGTTCTCTTTTGTTCCTTCTTTTCCCAAATCTGGAATACACACGGCACATCATACACACTTCCATTCACTTCGAAGGCATTTTTCTCAATGTCACGGGTGTGTGTGAGATGAAAATGTTCCTCGAAGGCGTTATTCATACTAGGTTTTGTGAATGATTTGGGTAGAATGAAAGCTATGATGTTCGCGAAGGTGCAACTCTTTTTGATGAACGCCTTAGCTAGTGAGGACTGCTTACCGAAGGGTGGATTACCAAAGACGATGACATCCCCAGACACTGTGGGTTCCCATTCAAAAAAGTCTCTCTTCTCGACTGTGTTTGATTTTGGATCGATGTCCATCGCGATGCGTGTAAAGTGAGAATCTAGAGCGTCGATGAAAGCACCCGAACCAGCTGAAGGTTCGACCCATGTATACGAAGAGGTGTTAGGCACGTGTGTGATGATAAAATCGACACAACTTTTTGCAACTTCTTTATTTGTATAAAATTGATCTTTATCATTGGTTCTAAATTTACCAGTGTCCTGGTCACACATACTCACATATGATTTCTTGTCTTTAATCTTCGAGGACCACTCTGAATTTTAGGTGTTATGTAGCCGTCATAGAACTTGTTACCATCTCCGAGATATACACATCTACTTGGAAACTTGGTGAGAACATCGTCAATCTTGAATGAACATTGTAATCTTCTCTGAGATTTGCTGTCGACTTTTGGATTGAGTTGTATCAGCCCCGACTTGTTTTGTAGTTCCTTTTTTGTGTCGTTATATATTCTGAATCTTTCAGCCTTGCTTAGTGGACCTGGGGGAATGCCTTTGATGATGTTTTCCAGTGCTGAGAGGTCTTCATAGGTGATGTCACCGAAAAAGTCTTCCTTCATCCCCGTGAGGTCCAGTTGATATATGTTTTGAACAACCTTCCAGCCATCGCGTTGAAGATATCGTATGACAGTCAAGTGAGTTTGATCTTCGTTCAGATGGTCGTATGTGTTGATGGCACTGCCCATACAGACTATGTTGGACTTTGTCGACTTGCAGTGATTGTCGACACCGTGTCTCCTGTTAAAATGGGATGGAAGATCAGTGTGAGATGTGTAAGAGATTGAGTTCATTTCGTCAATTGACGCACCTAAAATTGAACCGATTTCTCTTTCCCACATGAGTCCATGAACCTGTGTCTCGTTCCCATCATATGAACTATTTTCAAGCGACAACCTTTCAAATCTCTTAGTCAAATCTCGAATACCTGACATTTTTGCCTTCTTCACTGGTGGAAAACGTATACATCTGACAAGATTTGATGCGCTTAGACACTTAGAAAACATATAATATCATAGTACATTATAATGAAGTGTTTCGCGTATTCTTCGAACGACTCCTACAAACATAAATTGATAAAGACCAGTCGGAATGTTTTAAACGACGTGTATGATAAAAAGGCGGTTGAGCAACATCCAAAGCGGGCCGAAAATTTGAGACTTCGTCTACGCTTCAAAGAAGCGATACAAGAAGCACAAGAGATTTGTGAAGAGGAGGGGAAGAAATCGAAGGAGTGCCACCTCGCGTGGTATGAAGTGGATGAGTTGGATGACGCCATGTCTAGATACTATCCAAATCGAGACTAACTATCGGTGGTGGATCATCATACCCGTAATAGCGTATCGTTATTCCAAACATCTTGTTGAGCACAGCGTTCAGTTCGAGATTTATAATATTCTTCCACGTGTTCATGTTTGTTTCAAAATACTCAAGACCCTCTTCACTGAAACACATCTCTCGTAGGTCTTTTCTAGTTCTGAAATCATGCATGAGTATATTGACGACACGTGGAAATGGAAGGCATCCCCTCTCAGCGGCTGATATCAAATCTATGACGTAATATCCATGGGTATCACAAATGAAATTCACCTGCATTTTGGGAAATCCCTTGATGTACGCTTCAAAGTCACGTTGACTCGGAAGTGTGACAAAAATGGTGGTGTTCTCGTCGTCTATGGGGGTTGGTCTCGTCACACATGGGTGGGTGTGGTAGCTCACAAGTGATGGCCACACGTTGAGAACGGTATCGAGATCCACACTACTCCTGTCCTGTGATGTGACACATGTAGGTTTACCAAACAGGAGGGGTTCACCCGTCGTCATTCTGAAAGTTTTGACATTTCCGGCGTATTCCCACTTTGATTTACATGATAAGGTGCTGACCTCTTTCAGATCCTTTATGACTTTACTTGGAATCTGAACCTGTTTCCTGAGAAACATTTGAGGACGGATTACTGTGCTCATCTAAAAGTAGTTTGAAAAAATTATCGGCGGTTCCAATTCATGATAACATCTCTCTCGAGAAGGGTAATGGTGCCGAGCTCCGACCATAAGTAGTATCTGACTGAGATGCCAAACTGTTTGCGCATAATCGGGTCGATGTATTCGTTTATGAATTTTAACCAGCTGTCCCTAGTCACACGTGTGTATCCCACAACTCCCCACTGACCCTGTAAGGATCTGAACCGTTCACCTGTGGTCAGGTTGTTGAACAACGTGACGACAGCATTCGCATCCGGTATTTGCATGTTAGTCTCGATGAGATCTATGACATAATACCCTTGTTTTTCAAGAATGAGATTTGCCTGAATCGATGGATACGCCTTGATGTATGCTCTAAAATCTTTATCACTGGGCACGGTGAATAGGGGTGCGTTACTCACAGGGACGGGGTGTGTGTGATATACGATGTATTGAGTGAGATCTTCTTGGGATGGATTCACCGATGCAAAATTTCTATTTGTTCGAGCCGAGGGCTGGTTAAACTTGACATAGTTTCGTGTGTTGTACACCGTAAATGGTATGCTACCGACATATTCTACGTGTTCAGTAAAGGTCTTCTGAAAAACATCCCTCAATTGGTCGACGACTTTTCGACTAAGTCGCACAGACATGAATCTGTTATTTCTGTTCATTTTCATGATGGTGCCGACATTGAACTTGTTTTTCGGAATGTTCATTTGCTTAGACCTCACTTTCTTAGTCAGGTTTCGCAGGGCCTCTATAATGTCGATCTTCCTCTTTCTACGCATTTTGATTCGACGATCAAGTGCCCGCCTCGTGTCAGTGTCTCCTCTCTGACGGTCAATCGTCCTCCTGTCTGGGAGCTTCTTGATTGTCATCTTGTCATATATAGAGAAATTATTACATCTTAAACCAAATGATTGACGTGGAACAGATGGTCAGGGATGTGTACGTGGAACTTGGTCCGGGATACAGTGAGAGAGTATACCACAACGCCATGGAAGTTCTTCTACGAGAAATGAAAGTTCCGTATGAAACGGAAAGGCATATTCTTGTTCATTTTAGAGGTCATGTGGTGGGTCAACTGAGGGCAGATATCATAGTAGATGGACATGAGATACTGGAGTTCAAAGCTGTCAAAACCATCAATGAAGGGGCGGAGTTACAGGCTCGAAACTATCTTCATCTGACTGGTCTGAGGACTGCGTATGTTGTGAACTTTCCTCCTCATCCTGATCGTGAAGTGGAGATCCGAAAGATCTCAGTAAGACCATTAGAGGGAGAACTCTCGAAAGCGTTTGATAAAATTCGTTCGCATCATCGTAGTGTTTCTGTGGATCTAACACAGCTCCTTCCAGGAGCTCCTGAGCTTGAGTTAGATGAAATTTAGCTTGCTCCATACAGTATTGAATCGCCGGATCTGCATAATTTAGGTTGTTCATCTGGGGTAAAACATAATGATCTAAATTATACAGGGTTATGAGAGCCTTTTCCTCTTCTTCAGTCATTTGTCTGAAGATTCTAAAAGAATGGAACAACTTAAGTTTCATAAAATCACACGGTTGGTATAAACTCCCAACGTAGATCCGCACATATCTTCTTCCATATCACATCTTGATGATAAAGTTTCTCCTTGGATTTTAGAAGTGGAAAGTATTGTAGGTATTCATCTTCACCCAAGAGTTCACAAAACTTGTACAAGACGTATGAGTAACTGAGGAAATTCTTCCTCTCCGCCGGACAGTTTTTATCGAACGGCTTTTGGATATCCTTGAACATGATGCGTAAAAGTTCTTCGAGTTCTTGGGGCATGTTGGGAGGTTTGATGCCGTTCAGTATGTTGGTGATATAGGGGACGTGCTCGTAATACTTGTTGAGACGAAGCTTCTTCAACATTCCTCTAATTTTGGCGTGCGTAATGTCCTCCAGGTTTTTGATTTTTATTTTTTTGAGCTCGGATCTCAGTTGTTCTATGACTTCATCGGGAATGGTCGTCATTTCTTGAGCTTGAAATTGTGATAGCCACTCGTTGAAGTGGTTTTCACGTTTATACGAATAGTTGACTATCTTTTCTGACGTCTCTTGCTCCTCCCTATATGTCAGTTCTTCACTGATCAGGGTCGTCACTACGATACCACATTTTTCACAGACTAGGTCACTCGTTTCAGGGAAGTGTGTCAAGTTACTTTCATTACACTTTGGACACTCATCCATCAAACGTTCACTAGGTCTTGTTATATTGTGTTTTTCAACTTCAATCAAATAGTCTGTGAAAATGTCTTTTCTTTTTAAACCCACGGTTTCTTTCACGTTAAATATATTATCCGTGTTTGATTTTTCACTCGTTTCGTCAGTGTATTGATTCATGTACGGCATACACTTTATGATATAGTCTGACATCTCGAATTCATATTGTCTCCTGTTTTGTGGGTCTTTCTCTATCAGGTCTTTCCATTCTTTTATTCGATTGTTGTATCTACTTAAAAAATTACCTTCCATTCTTTATATAGAAATGCTGCTTAATTTTTTAAGTAATGTTATTTACATCTTCAAGAAATTGACCACACCGAAAGACTATCAAATCTTCAAGGAGGAACTGGAATACAGCATCGACTATGACATGAAGTATCTCGTCGAAGATCCATTTTGGATGAAGGAGTGTAAGGATTGGGATGGCATTTTGGAAAACTTCTACATCGACGTCACTGGGTCGGACTTCAGACATACTTCCATTCCCCAGAACGTGAAAAACGTCGTGTTGAGAATCAAATACTTTTACAATGGTCACCTCTATTCCGTGATCACGAATGATATTAATTTTCTACCTGGTGAAAATGAAGATGAATCCATGCATTTCAGTATCCCCCTGACTGGTGCTTGGGTGGCTGATCATGATGACAAACCCATCACGAACATCACCGATAAAGTCAAGAGATACGCAGGTCCAAGGGGTGATTTTCACAAGGAGAAAGTTCCACTTAAGGACTTTTTATACTATGATCATGAACATTTGAAGAATAAGTTCCCCAAGATCATGTTAGTGAACGGTTTAGGTATGAAAAAAACCGTATCAACACTCGAAGGTTTCACTACTGATCTTCGGATACCTTAGTGGCAAGATAGAACTTGAGCTCCCCAAGGTTCGCGACATTGTATTTGAGGATGAGGAAACGATTACCAGTTTCCTGGATAATCTGCACAGAAGCACACATACTCGTGGCTTTCGTGAAAATGTTGAGATATTTGAGGCTATACAAACCAGAAATGGTCGGGCTCTCCTCCACACACTCAATCGACGTCTCCTGGTTCGCGAAATCACCTTCGCAATTGAATTTGATTTCCTTACCGGTTCGGATGATTTCGATGTAGTTTCCGATGTTCGACATATCTCGGCACAGTCTCTGAAAGTCGATGGAGGGTAGGGTCGTGACAGTCGTCTCGTTGATATCCAACAGTTTGAGTTGAAACTTGGTGTTTGTCTTTTTGGTATCACTGGAAATTGTGATGTTCATATATTCCTTGCAGTTGATTTCAATCTGAAGAACATCATTATTCGTGATTGTCTTGAGCAACTTGAATGTATTGGAAATATTAATACCAGCGATGACCTCCTCCTGGTCACATGAGTATTCTTCAAAATTATCAGCGGAGAGGAAGATGTCTACGAGAGATGTCCGGGCCGTGTCTAGTGTAACAATGAACATACCCTCCTTTCTGAAGTAGATGTTGACATCGTTTAGGATGTCTTTCAGTACTTCAAAAGTGGACTTGAAAGCAGCTGCTTGAATTGTGACTAACTTCATGATTACTGTTTAAACGCTTTACATCTTTAACTCTGTATATGGCTGCCCCTTGGAAACATCTTTGCTTATCTTTTCCTCCAACTCCTTCGTCATAGGTGGCTGTAAAGATTTTCCATAGTCGTCCAGTGAAAACATATGAGCGTTGTCACCCTTTCCATCTAGAGAAGACATGGTACATCCCATACCACCGATCGCGCTATGGGATATCTCTTTCGCTGGGAGAAGGGAGTCTAACCAGTTTTTGATTTCGTTACCGACGAGGATTTTACCATTCTGTGTCAACATCGTGGGCACTCGAGTGATTTTACTCTTATAACTAGACGGTATACCCTGTGTATTTATGTTGTGGTAGTGCACGAGTTGCTTGAGCTGATGATGCTGATTGATGTATTCAATGACTTCCATGGAAAATTTACACCTGGGACTGTAAATTAAAAGTGACATCTACTATTTCACAAGTTAAAATTCAAAAAAAAATTAACGCATACTTATAATATGAACTACCTCCTCGCCTTCATACTATTGGTCGTCGTGTTCATTCTGACCAACGAGAATGAACATTACGACTTGTTTGGATTCTCAGGATACACAGTTCCGAGGGAAACTCAGTTGATGGACCCCTTTCCAAATCTTACCGGATACGAGCAGGTGAAGAACGACGCGAACGCTGACCTGATGGAGAGCATTGTTCTCAAAACGAACAAGGAGATACACAAGAGGACCGGAATTTCAAATTACATCATAGAGACCACTTCGATGAAGAAGTTAGTCAAGGAGACGGCCACCATTTATGAGTGTCAGTTCATGACTGTGAAGAAGAATGGGTTTTCGTTTGGATTTTCTGTAGTTGTCTGGTTCATAGCGGAGGAAAGAAAACCCCTGAAACTTTTAGCCATAAGATCGCAGCCTATAGGATTCCAAAATCCTAATCAAACCCTGGGGTTCAATGAGAAGACGATGGGTAAGGATTTTATAGACTATAAGCTCGTCAGGGAAAATCACATCCCCGACAAAAGTGATTTTGATTCGTCCATGTCTGTGTTCAGAGATCCAAACGCTGAACTGACCAGGGTGTATATCGAGGAACCAGTGGGGGTGGATGTCCAAACCAAGCAGGTCAAGAATGAACTTCACGAATTGAGGGAGGACATCGAAGAGAATGTTAACGTGGCGAGGAAGAAGACGGACAACTTCCTACGCAACCTGGAAAATGACCCCGAACTTGTGAGGGGTCTCAAAAAAATTGAGAGGACAATCAAAAGTGGGTTTGAAACTGTAAAAAATAAATTGCAGTAAATAGTAATGTTAAGCATCAATGACGTGACGAAAATTGATGAAAAGAGGAAACGTATCAAGAAGGAAATATACACCAGAATCTATGAACAGTTTTCGTCTAAAATCAAGCAGTCCGTTGAACTTGGCTGTAAACAGATATTCTTAACAGTGCCCAACTTTCTCGTTGGGTATCCAACATTCGACAGGGGACAGGCTGCTCGATACGTGGCTAGACAGTTTGTCCTCGGTGGTTTCACCGTGCAGATGATCAACGAGTGTGAGTTGTACATATCGTGGTACACTCCCAAGAAGAAAAAAGAGCGCGCTGAAAAGGCTAGTGAAGATGATTTCCCTAATCTAATGAACCTCAAGAAGATGGCGAATAAATACAGGGGAAGTGCGTAGTAATTTCTGATTTTAAAAAACCCCTTAATCATAAATGGACAATTTAAACGTTCTCGTCGAAGCGAAGAAGGAATACCTCGGGCAGATGTGTTTAATTATGTGTCCAGCTATGATTGAAGTTTTTCAGGAAATGTACAATGAATCCGTGAAGACATCTAAGGGCAAGCAGGTCTTGATCATGTTTCAGAAACTCCTGAAGGAGGTGCCCAACTGGTCGAACGCCATGTCCAAGAGGCACAGTGACAACATCACCGGACGCTGCGCGTGGTTCAATGACCTACTGGCTGCTGTCTTCGTGGCGTGCACGAAGATTCTCTCCGCGGTTCGTCTCAAGGCGGACAACAAGAAGATTGCCCTCAAACTCCCCACTGAGGAGGTTTTCATTCAAACCTGCTACAACAACGCCGCGCGTGATCTCTACAAAGACCCTTACATCTTCCATGAGGAACAGAGTGAGTATGTTCGCGACGATAACCTGACCACACGCTTTTCGACCTGCATCGAGACCACTGTGAAGGAACTGATTCCTGTCCAACAAATTCTCCAAACCTACATGTCCCAAGAGACTCGAGACATTTCCCTCGACGGTGACGTCCAGGATAGCGCTGATCCCGAAGTGTTGGATGAGGGTGACGACCCGAACGCGTTCCCAGAGGGAGAGGGAGAGGGAGAAGAAGTTCAGGGTGAGGCGTGTGAAGAGCCACAGGCTACAGAGGAGGCCGCGCCGGAACCCCAACTCACCGGTCTCGAGAATGAATTCAAAACCGTCCCGGGTGTACAGGCTCCCCCCCTCGAGGATCCCGAACCCGAAGAATACCAAGATGTTCCCCCCCAAGGTGAACAGGGTGAGTTCCAACCCAAGCCTCCCGAGGATGATGGAGTCCTCTTCGGTGACGCACCAGAGCGCAGGATAAAAAATCCCCGTTATAATTAAATGGAAGACCTGTCCAATTATTTAAGAGATCCCGTGAGCGCCGCTTTAATCGCGGCTGGTATCACGGCTGGTTACATTCATCTCAAGGCGTACCTCAACAACGAGGGTAAACTCGAGCTCAACAAATACACCAAGCCCGCGACCCTGAACGCCATTCTCGTGTTCTTTATCGTCTCTGGTGGTATTGGTAAACGTGAGGTTATTTCAACCGAGCCTTTCTAAACTTAAAGATTAGATTTGTAAAACAAGTAAATGGCGTCTGTCTCTGCTTTCAATGATATGATGGGTCAATTTCTTGTGGAATTGCACAAGACTTTTCCAGATGAAAAGGGCATCAAGAAAATGCTCACATCTTTTGATGTGTTGAAATCCACCAACCCCCGCCTCGTCGTCGACGGTTTCATGCAGGGTGTCACCCCCTACGCTGATCAGATTTCCGCGAAGGATGACAAGTTTCTCATCGAGGAGTGTTCTAAGATTGATTTCCTCAAGGATCTCGACCTTTCCTCTTATTGGGAGCGTATGTCTGTCAACACTAAGGAGGCGACGTGGCAGTATCTCCAGACTCTATACATGCTGGGCACCACGATCATGGCTCTCCCCCCAGACAAGATGGCTCAGATTGAGGCACTCGCGCAGGGTGTCGCGTCTCAGCTACAGGAAGAGGGTGGTGAGTTGAACGAAGATGCTCTCATGAAGATGATGGGTAGCATGCTCGGTGGTCTCGGTCCAAAAAAATAAACCTGAGCTTATACTAAATGAAGAAGGTTTGGTTCGACGAACCTCGCCAACTCGTTGATGATAAAAACTTTTTACAATTTTGGCCTAATTCTAAACAGACCCCAGAAGACCGAATCAACTCCGCTTCGAGGTTTATCATTTACGCTTCTGCCCTGCTCTATTTAATCAGGCGCGATCCTCGTGTCTTTATCTTGGGCACAACTATTTTGGGTGTTATTTACGTTCTTTATAAGTCTAAGATGGTCAAGGAGAGCTACGGTGAGGCGCCCAGCTCTCCCGAGGCGACGTGTCAGAAACCCACCATGGACAACCCCATGGGTAACGTGTTGATGACGGATTACTCGCAGGCTCCTAACAGACTCGAGGCGTGCTATTATCCCACCGTCAGGCCTCATGTCAAGAGGTATACGAGTGATCGGATCCCTTATGACAGTGGACGGTCCAGGACTGCCATGCCCAAGTATTTGAGAAACGCCATGGAGAGGCAGTTTGTGACGATGCCAGTTTCCAAAATCCCAGGAGGGCAAACAGAGTTCGCGGAGTGGTTATATGGACCCAAGAATGGCCCGATGTGCAAGAGTGATTCCAAGTTTTGCAACCCGAACGCCAGGGGTGTCCAACTCGATGCGTATTCTGGACTCGGAATGGATGGTGACAGAAGAGCCTAGAGGAAAATATCTCACGTTATAGTAAATGGCGTATCAGCTTCAACCTGGCCTTTCTATCGTTCAGAACAGCGGTGCTTTACCCTCCACGAAAGCTACCGATGAGGTTTTTGTTTATCCTCAGCCTGCCGGCCCAGTGAACTGTGGTGGGTGCAGGCCCAACACCATGCTTTACGGCACCGCCCCTTACAAGGCTGGTAAGGGTTCTCCCGCCCAGCACATAGATGTCAGTGATAAACTTCGTCCCCAGAGCACGACTCGCTTCAACAAGCACATAGTCAAAACGTATGAGAATGGATACTTCCCCCTCAACAATGTAGAGTGTAAGTTGCCGATTAGAACAATGCAGTATGAACCAGCCAGCACCAGAGCTGACCTTCAGAATGGTTTATTCCAGCAAAGATATCTTAATAAAAATGTTAACACAAAGTAAGAATGGCTGATCCCATTTCGCTTATGGCTGTAGCGGGTCTTGTATACGCTGGTCGTAACTTGAGCACGAAATCTCAACCACCAAAAGTTACTACCGAACCATTATTTGTAAGTAAACCGGCTGTCGTGGAGGAAGACAATTTTGAGCCACCTGTGGAAGTCTCTCACAAACGGGAAATGGCCAATTTCGGTGACATCGTCAACCAGTCTCGCACCAGTGGTCAGGAAATGGCTGACATGCGAAACCGGATGTATGATCATGGGCGGATGAACAACCTCTCTCCCATCGAGAAGGAGTTGGTCGGTCCAGGTCTCGGTGTTGGCCCGAATGTTCCCGCGACTGGTGGATTCCAGCAGATGCTGCGTGTGAACCCCGTCAATGTTGGTGAGTATAAGCTGACGACACTTCCAGGCCGAACAGGTCCAGCCGGTGATATTTCGGGTGGTAGAGGTGCTGTCGTTGGTCAGCTGACTCACAATAAGCCGGCGACCACCGCACACATGCCTACTCGTCTACCCTCGATGCCTGGAAGGGCTCAGGGTATGACCGGTGTTGTCCCACGTAACGAGCATGAGAGGACCAAGAAGACGACGAACCGCTCCGAGACTGGGTATCGCGGCGATAACTTGGGATTCAACGGTGCGAAGCGTGTCATCTCCGCCACCACCGCTGCCCAAGATCCCACCCGCTTCAAGAGTGATAACAACGGTGGCCAGTTTATGTATAACAACCAGCCCGCTCCCGGCATCTCCAACTTCAAGGGTGGATACACCAACACGGTCGCCGCTCAGATGAACGCGAAGAACAACGAGCAGCTCATGAAACATGGTTTCCGTCCCGAAGATAAGCGTGGTATGCCCAACCGCATGGGTAACCCCGGTCGCATGAACGTTCGCGAGAGTGCCCTCAAGCAAGGTGGAACGGTCACAGCCGTCCGTAGTGATACCAGCCGCATAGACGGACGTTTCAACGCCGCTAACGGTGGGTGGACTCAGAATTACCAACAGAAACCCTACCATCAGTTCAACGCATACAAGGGGCAGAGTAACCCTCACACGAGGAGCCTCGATATCGCGAAGAGGCAGCTTCAGAACAACCCCCTCGCGCATCAGTTTTACCAGTAAAGTATTTACACGTAAACAAAAACACTCATTAAAATATTGTGCCTATATTTTAATGAAGGTTCATCAGTTGACTATAGACAGTGGTCAGAGGGACGCCTCTTTGTATGCTAACCCGAATGACTATGTCATCAACCTGGAAACTCCTATATACGACGTGTCACAGATTAAATTGGTGAGTGCACGAATCCCTACACCACAACTTTTGATCTGTGGGACGAATCAAGCGTTTGATTTCGAAGTCATATATTCAGATCCCGCAAACTCTCCAACCCAACATGACATATCATATCCTGAAGGGAACTACGATGGAGCGTCATTCGCCGCTGAATTTGCGAATGTAGGACTTTTCAATTTCAACATCAGTTATGACTCTACGAAGAACAGATTCAGTATGGGCACCCCGACACATTCAAGCGGAAATGGTATCAGCCAAATAATTTTCAAGTTTAAAACTGGATCACGTGGATACGATGACACGAGCGCGACTCAAACGACGATGCATCAAATTTTAGGACTTCCAGCTCTAGATGTGGCCATGCCCGGCTCGGATTTTGGGGCGGCTAATTTGAGTGGACCCAATTCACTGGTGATGCGAATCTCTTCTGGGTCCGAGCACTTAAATCAAACCCTGCCGTCATCGGGACAAACACCCTATTACACGGGTCACATTCTCCTGGACGGAACTGACTTTGTCAATGTGAATGGTAAAGACGATAAGTTGACCCACGAGTTTCATACTGGATCCCTCAAATCAATGAGTGATTTACGAATTGAATTCTTTTACATGAGTCACGGTCGTCTGATACCCTACGACTTTAGAAACCAAGATCATGTCCTGAAATTTGAAATTACCTGTTCCACAGACAAGTTGGAAAACCTGACTCCGATGAAAGAGGAACCGGTGGAGGAGGAAGAGGAGAAGGAAAAGTTGCCAGACATAAGCATTCCTGAAGAGAAGAATCTTTATGAATGGAAAATTGAATACATCTATATTACCCTGATCATTTTCACAGGTTTACTGTTGATCATGTCTATGGGTAAGAAGCGAGCTTAGCGGGTAATCGCGTAGACGGGCTGAGCGGGCTTGGAAACACGGCCGTTAACAGTGGTCACGATGAGGAAGATCACAACCGAGAGGAGGGTGGTGAGGAGAGCGGTGAGGACATACTGGGAGCCACCGTTCTTGGGGACCTTGACAATCTGGGTGATCGACCAGCGGACGAAGTCCATCCAGGACATCGCGGCGGCGAAGGAGAAACCCGCGACGATGGAGTTGAGGGTCTGGGTCTGGAGCTCTTGGGAAACGAGGTTGACGGTCTCGATAGCAGCGGACATTGTTTTATACAATAAGTTGGGAAAAAAATTATTCGAAGGAAAGTTTCTCTTTCTTCACAATCTTCTTGAACTTCTTACCTTTGATTTTTTTTGAAAATATTTCTTCATCATCTGAATCATCTGTAGAGCTTCCTTCCGACTCGTAGTTCTTGAATTGGTCTTCATCATTGAACGACCACGGCTCAGGCTCCGAGATGCTCATTATTATTAATAGCATTTTTTAACATCTCTTCTGTCGGATTCTGGGGATTCCAAGTGTCCCACATGTCATACGCCTGGTTAACTTCGTTCAGAAGGGGATCGTCTCCTGAATATCTGACAAAATCGGGACAGTCTTCCTGAGCAACCTCCTCTATCGAAGAGGCATCCGAGTCAGACTCATCATATATTTCGGGCATGGTGCTGCCGATCACCTGACCAACCCTACGCATCGCGCAATACTTTGTGGCGTATTCGACATCCTCTGGGAGGACGACGTCTCTATCACATCCCTTGGCGTATTGTCCAGCCATGATCATACTCTGTTCCAAAATAGGAAGCAAGATGTCTACCATGGTGTTGATGTATTCATTTGCCATGTCATCTGTTGATCCATTAAATCCTGTTTGCATCAGCATTTACAGTCTGTGTAGATACTTTTATCTCGAATAAAACGTTTCTCAGGATGAGTAAAAAAACTGGTATTAAAACCCAGAATAATACTAGAATGAATCTCCAGTTGAGGAAATTCAAGCCTGAATCAATGTCAGATGACAGGGTCTGTGTTTTTATAGGCAAGCGTAACACTGGTAAGTCTACCCTGGTGAAGGATATCATGTTTCATAAGAAGCATCTTCCCGCCGGTATCGTTCTTTCTGGAACAGAGGAAGGTAATCATTTCTACTCAGAATTTATTCCCGACTTGTTCGTCTATGGTGACTATGACAGGGACGCCATAGAAAGGGTGATGAGTAGACAACGTAAACTTGTCGGTGCCGGTAAAAAGAACTGCGGTGCCTTCATGTTGTTGGACGATTGTATGTATGACTCGAAGTTCTTGAAGGACACGTGCATCCGCCAATGCTTCATGAATGGCAGGCACTGGAAGATCTTTTTCATGTTGACGATGCAGTACGTGATGGATCTGCCACCGGCACTTCGAGCGAACGTCGACTATGTCTTCATCCTCCGTGAGAATATCATTCAAAACCGTGAAAAGTTGTACAAATCATTCTTTGGCATCTTTCCCTCCTTCGATATGTTCTGTAAAGTGATGGACGCCTGCACGGAAAACTTCGAATGCCTCGTGCTCGATAACACAGTCAAGAGTAATAAAATTCAAGACTGTGTCTTTTGGTACAAAGCAACCCTCAGGAAGAATTTCAGGGTGGGGTCACCGGACCTTTGGAGACTTCATAAGAAGATGTACAACCCAAAACACGGAGATCTAAAAGAGGATGACGCCAAAAAGGCGACTCGTAAGACGAATCTGAAAATAACAAAGACGAAATGATTGCGTGTTTTATAATTTTTCAAAAACATAAGGGTATAATAAATGGCCACTGAGAACGTAATTACCATGAACCTCGCTGATAATGGGGATGGTATGGTGCCTTTGAATAATAATCCTACAACTACTTTCAGGCAGAATGAAGCGTATATTCAACCTGAAAAAAATATAAGTGAACATAAAGAGACGATGGATTCTACTCCCATTAATGACATTATGATGGAGCCCCCGATGATGACCGACGAGCCTAAGATGCAGGGTGCTATGCCCCATATGACAGCTCCTAATCCCCAGGGTGCTTACCAGGTTCAGGCTGAGAAGCCCGCCAGCAAGAACCCCTTCAACCTCACCGACGATCAGCTCACCGCTCTCGTGGCTGGTTTCTGCGCCGCCGTCTCCGTGAGCAAGCCCATTCAGGATCGCCTCGCGACCTCTATCCCCAAATTCCTTAACGAACAAGGGGGTAGAAGTTTGGTAGGTCTCGCCTCCACTGGTGCCGTGGCGGCTGTCGTTTTCTTTTTAGTCAAAGATTACGTCGTTAAAAATTAGATATGGTATTAGTGTTAGTCCTGGTGCCAGTTTCCCAACCCATATTACTGTAAATGGACTTGTCCATTCCAGCGAAATACGCGACTAAAGTTCCAAAGGCAAATGTCCCTGATAATAAGAGACCAAGTTTCAGTTTCTTATCATTAGACGCCCTGTTGTTCTTCATCGCCTCTCGCGTGTCAGGGGAAACCTGATTGATGAGATATACGAGGATAAATCCGATGAGGGTGGATACGAGGAAAAACCCACGATCTACCGCAAGCTGAGGGATGTTCCCTATGGCGTATCTCATCACGTTAGGAGCGATCAGTGTCATCCAGAAAAGGTTGATCACGTAGCTCTTCGAAAACTGGGGGAGCACGAGCACGATGTATAAAGCGACCCAGTAGGCCACGGCTGTTACCAGGACAGAGAGTGGTGTCTTCATTAAACTTAACTGAGATTATTTGTCCTGGACATGTTGACCACAGAATTCTTTCTTCTCGGTGACTCGCTCGTATATTCCTAAATTGACACAAATGTCCCTGAGCTCCTCATAATTTTTCCAAAATTCCGGGGAATGAGAATACTCGTCGACTGTGCAGTGCGCGAGTTCATGGATGAGCACATGGAAAATTTCATTGGGTTCGCCGTCCAGGCACACGATTATTTCTCCTCCCTTGTTCGTGTTCGTTCCAACACTTTCATTCATCCACAGTTTACCGGTAATCGGGATGTGACGTTTGAGTATATGAAACTTCTCGTTGTTCGTCTCTTTGAGATGCTCCCTGAGGGTTTTGTACTTTTCATTGACTATCCTCAAATTCTCCGGTTGTTTTGTCATGTAAAAAATGACAGTAGCTACGGTGAGTAACACAAACAGTGGTATGCTCATCTCTTATATACAAAGATAAATTTACTATACAACTCTGAAATAGGATTCCCGGTCAGACTTTCCCACATGATGAGCTTGAATCCCAACTCTTCCATGTGTGTGACGAGCAAGTCTTTGTATGCCACAGGTTCTGCCTTGGGACCATCCGCATAGTAGGGTGTGTCTGTCAGATTTACGAATAACTTCTCCCCAAAACCACCATTTCCGTGATCTTTCAGTTTAAAAAAATTACCATCACTGTCCAAGTATGGTGTTTTAAATATAATCTTTTCAGAATCGGGGATGATACCTATAACCTTTCCCTCTGGCTTTATTCGCTTTTTGATTTCTCGTATAGAACTGAAGAAGAGTTCCCTCGATGCGAAGATGTAATGAAGTGAAAAGTTGAAACACACGATGTCATGTTTTCTGTTTGGACAGTTGTGGATATCACCCTCGTAAAAATTCACCCTCATGTGCATATTCTTAGCGCGAGACTTGGCCTCCACGAGGGCGCTAGGTTCTGGGTCACACATGTTGATATTCGCCCCGCACCTGTGCCATTTTTGAAGATCTCCACCAAAACCACAACCGACGTCCAAGATACTGTTACCCTTCCCCGTGACAGACTGTATCAAAGATCTCTTGGCCTCGTTGTGATTCTTTCGGATCTCTTCCATGGTTTTGAATAGAATCATTCCTTTAAGAGATTACTTAAGTATAAAGAACTTAAAGTTTTGAAAAGACTATTGGATATAATGTCTCTCACACAAGATTACACCACCGTTCCCGGGCAGCTCTTCGCGTGCCTCTCCGTTGTCGGACCCGAGGCTCCTCAGAAGAATGACAAGTTTGGAATTAAGATTCGTGGTGCGTTTGCCAACCGTGACGAGGCGGCTCATCACGCCAAGCGCCTTCAGAAGGAGGATCCCACTTTTGACATCTACGTGGTAGACATGTATAAGTGGCTTCTCATTCCCCCCGATCCTTCGGCTATCGACGATGTCCACTACACGAACGAGAAGCTCGAGGAGATTATGACTGGATACAAGGAGAACCAGTCACAGGCGGCGCGACTCTTCCAGGAGCGTAAGGATGCCATGATGGCGGGTAAGAATCACTTCAGCCCCGGTGACGACAACTCCAAGTTTTACACCAAGCCCGATGAAGCCCCAGTCTCTCACCCAGCTGAGGTTCTCGAGCGCCTCAAGAAGGAAAAGCCAGACACTCCCATGGAGGAACTCGTCAAGGAGGCTGATTCGATCGTAGCCGCCGAGATGGAGGAGAGACGTAAGGTGCGTGAGGAGGAGAATTCCACACAAGCCAAGCTCGAGGAGATCACAGAGGAAGGTGAACCTGAGGTCACCTCTTCCGTGTAAATAATATATACATATAATAAACAATGATGGAAATTATTCTGACCATTCTCTTGGTCGGAGCGTTCTTTATTTTGTTTTTTAAACCACAATACACCTTAAAAAACAAAAAGGAGGAAGAGGAAGAGGAAGAGGAAGAGGAAGAGGAAGAGGAGGTCACTGAAGCATCTTCGACAGTTGGATTTGTTGAAGATACTGGTTTGGAGACTTTCGGTGCTGTTTTTGAGGAGGGTGACATGGGAACATTCGTGCCTTATTCGACAATACCAGATGATAACTGGTTAAGTGGTTCTCCACATCTCAAAGAGACTGTAGAGGCTTAGGTATATCTGAGGATTACCGGCTGCATGGTCTTACCCATAAAGAAACCGAGAAGGAATACAGCGAACGCGATGATCCAGGTAGACTTGTCTACGTTTTTAAATAAATCAAAAGATTCCTTCTCCTGTGGAGGAGGATATCCGTAGTTCATCTCCGGAGGTTGAAAATAATACTGCTGCTGCTCAGGGGGCATCTGTTGACTGTTTTTTTCATTCTCCTCTTGAACGAGGGGGTCGATGTCAGGATTGTATTCGATGGGATTACCAATATCACTTTCCATTACTACTATACTTTTCCTTTTTTTTAAGCGTCTTCTGACTCACTTTCCTCATCATCATCCACCACAAAATCCTTCAGGTTGCCATTCTCATCGGCGTCATCATCGTTGTCATCCTCACTCTCGTCAGAGTAACACTCTTCGTCGGTGTCAATCTCTGAACCGATTTCGGTGTCATAGTCATCGGTGCAATAGTCGTCGTCTAATATAGTCTCTGTAGGGACATATACAACGGGCTTCTTGATCGCTCTACCGGACCGCGTAAACATTTACCATATATAGCGTATTATTGTTTAAGTAGTTTAATAATATTAGGAGTCAGTTTATGTGTTCTGGACGTGCATTTCTTGCATATAGGGCACGATTGTTTAATTTCATTCTTTTTAATAGTGTATGTCATCAGTTTATCGTGACAGGATGATGTCGTTTCACAGAATCTCGAGGTTGTGGTGAGAGTCAAAATACCCTTCTGACGTTTGATGTCGATGATTTTCGTATCCTTGTCAACTTTCATCCACCTATTCAGAAATATTTCAAGATCAGTCTTGATGTTGGGTAGAGGTTTCTCCACAAACTTTGTAATCTCCTTACACTTTTTGATTTCCTCCTTATCTGGATACAGGATGGAAACGATGTCGCCACTGAGTTCGTGTCTTCGACCGCAAAAATCTTTACAAAATCCATCCTTACGCCCGTCTAGGGTTGGACAGGTGCAGAAACACTTTTGCAAAATCTGCTTGCCGCTAATCAGAAACCAAACGTGGTTCGAGTTGTGCTTTCGTTTAATGTTTTCACACCACCTGGACGTGCTCGACACGAGAAACGTATTCTTCGATTTGTAAATCTTCGTGATGTATGCGTCTTCCTGACCATTCATATTCTTACGGATGAAGGTTTCCAGTCGGTTTCTGAGTGCGCTGTCATACACTTCATTTTTCATTTGCTCCACCGTGAATGCACCCTCTTTCCGCTTGGAGGGTGTGATGTCAATCGAAACAGTCACCTCCTTATCGGTTCGAACGGCGGACGCCTTCAAAATGGCCGCGTCAGGTTCCGGTGTGATTCGCACCAGAGAGGGGAGCGGCCACGTATACTTGAAAAGTGGGAGATACATACCCTCGATGACCCCCTTGTTCATTTTATGGGACCAGGGCATTCGAAATCCACTCCCCTTCGTTTTCCTCTCAGGATTTCCATACACGGAGGAATCGATGATAGTGTCCCACGCGGTTTCCCTGTCGTAACTGAACAAGTCTGAAATGATATATTCTCTCAAATATACGGCAATCTCCTGATTCACAACGAACCCTGGCCAGTTCAGATGAACACCAGTCTTAATCTTGGAGCCAGCCTTCTTGGGTTTGGCCACGGAGATGATACACTCTTTTCCACCAAACTTCTTCACACATTTACAGATGACGTCACAAATATCTCCAATCGCATCGATTCCCAAACTATCATCATCCTTATAGTCTATGTCCACGAAATAGTTATATGTAATCGTCTTCTGCTCCACGACAAACAACTTTTCGTCCGACTTGATCGCCTCGATATACTTATCATAGAATTCATTCAATCTATCAAACGGCACGGACAGACAACCGCCGTCCAGGAGCACGTGTGATGGATTGGGGACTTTTTTCAAAAAGCCGTTTTGACTACACCAGCTTTTAAACATATCTATTTAAGGATCCTCATCTCTAAACCATCTCATACATGAGACATCTTGATATTCTTTTGTTTTTGACAACTCCTTCTTAAAGGTCAGCAGTTCATAGACTGTCATATTTTCATTTTCCTTGATCCATTCCTGAATTTCAATCTCACACAACCCTCGGTTCTTTTCAAGAAGCTCTGAGATCTGTCTCAAAATGAAAGCCTTAGACTTCATTATTTAATAGAAAACTTTTTTCTCTCGTGTGATTGAACACAGGTGTAGAACTCCGGGTTTTTGATGACATTGTCAATGATTAATTTCCAACGTTTACGTGAGTTAAATTCCTGTAAAGTGTCATAACTCATGTAATCGTTTTCATCGTGTGTTTTTCTGATTGGTTGATTTTGAAGTTTCCTCAGATTCATCTTAGCCTTCTCTTCATAAAACTTCTTGACTTGATTGTGTTGCTCCGTTCGACTGTAGTCCACAAAAAATACAAAAACATTATATTCGAGATCAACCGTTGGACTCTCTTTAACTGTAAACTTAAAATCCGTATACTCGACACTTTTCAGGGAAACAACCCCCCTCGTTTCTTCCTCCAACTCCCTCAAGGCACAACGGATAGGATTCGCAATCTCCCTTCGCCTGCACCCTCCTGTGACGAAAATCCAATCCTTGAACCTCCAATCCCTGACAGTTAGAAATCTCGGTTGATCACCTTGAAAGCTAACCGGTATCGCAATCGCTTTGTGCTTTTTCATTGCGCATTCGCAAGTTATAATATGCCGATATGTTTATTCCTCCGTTTTTACCTCCGATTCCTCCTCTTCAATTTCGTCTTTTTTAGGCATCTCCACCTCGTCGCGCTTGGGCTGAGAGAGATGGCGGATCACGTGGGCTGAGAAAACCTTGAGTTCGTCGACATCCTGTTTCGCCTTGTTAAGCTCCTTAAACAGGAAAATAACACCGGCGATGCAGACGATGGTGGCGATAACAGTCATGGTTTCGCGGTCGATGGGAATCATTATACTGTAATTATGAATTTTGTTTTTAAGTTATGACGCCCATAGAAACATTGTCCTCTTTGGGACACTGATACGGGCTCGTCGCGAATTGAACGGCTTGGTAATGCGTAGGTTGACAGGACTTCTCAGTTGGTGGCGAAGGTTGGCCGACAAACTTTTCGATTGTCCTGGACTTTGGGTCGTACGTCAATACAAAAACGATGGAGAGGAGGAAAACAATCTTCCAAAACATTGTTACTATTACTATTTAGTTAGAATATAATAAGCCACCCATACCATTCTCGATACGGAGGACGTTGTAGTTCACGGCGTAGATGTCCTCATCGAAGTTCTCCGCGGTCGACTGGATTCGCGCGGAATCGAGGCGAGAGAAGTTGAGAGTGCCCGTGGGCTGGAGCTTCGCGGCGTCGAGGCAGAAGGGGATGAAGAAGAGCTGAGCACCCCTGACAGAGGAGTTGCCAGTGTGGTAGTAAAGGGGAACCGAAGTGAAGTGAGGATCGGCAAACTTGTAATCCGCGATGTCGGTGCCGTTGATCTGGAGCTTGAGCTTGTTGGCCTTGTCGAGAATAGACATGTCAGCGGTGCTCTTACCAGCCGTGAGGAATTTGATCGGGTGGTTGAAGTTCAGCTCCTGGATCTTAGACTTGGAGCCGATGGCCTTCTGGACCTGGGTCATGAGCATGTTCTGGGAACCCGAGGAGAACATGGTGCGCTCGTCGGTGTCGAGGTAGGCGTAGTTCGCGTAGACATTCCACGAGTGGGACGCCGCGGAGGAACCCCAAGTGATACGAATCTCAACATCGTGATACTGGAGAGCCACGAGAGGAAGGGCGGACTGCCAGTTCTCACAGAAGGAGAAACGGAGAGGGTAAAACTTTGCAGTCCCCGCACCGTCGTAGAGACCAGCCGCCACAGACTTGGAGTAGGTAGAAGCGGAGAGGGTGGGGGCGATGAGAGTGGAGTAGGTGGAATCCTGGGTGTCTACCACCTGACCACCGATGAGGAGCTCAACCTTGGAAATCACGCCGGTCCAGTAAGCGATGGGCTCCGTATCGGGGCCGGTCGAATCGTGGGGAGCCAGGTAGACGTAGTTGAGCAGATCACCCTTGCGCTCGAAGCGAACGGTGGACATACCACCGTTGCTGACGTTACCTTGGATGACCTGACGTTCGACAGTTTGGGAAAAATTGGTGTGACGTTTGTATGTGGAGCGGAAGAAGCTGACCTCGGGGGCACCCACGAGGTGAGCATCCTGAGCACCGACAGCTACTAATTGGGCGATACCACCAGACATTTATAATATAGTGAGACTTTATTTTTAAGCATTCTCTAGAGCTTCGATCCTTTTCGTCAGGTTGTAGACCACGTTCTGAAGCAGGGTGATCTGAGACTTTCCAGAGATGACCGTATCTGACATTTTCAATGTGAGGGTTTCTCCCTTGGGTAGAGGTGGCTTCTCGGGCCACACGGGGTTCGCGGGATCCTCGGTGGTGGAAGGGAGGTCTCGGAGAGCCTTCCTGTATGCCATCCACACCGCGTGATCACTCACGGAAAGATCGTAATCCGAATTGAAGATCCAATCCACCTCCGCGAGGCGCCTGTTACGCTCTTGGCGGAGAGGCTTCCATGGGATTTTTACCTTAACGTGTTCCCACTTTTCGAGTAGTTCTTCTTTAGTAGGTTTAGGAACGGTTGTATCATACCACGTTAATCTGTCGTAATCATTATTTACAATCGAATATCCTGATCCCGGATAATATACATGAATAGTCTCGACTATGTCCATTACTTAAATCTGATACTTTTATTTTGAAATTTCAGTCACTATAAATTTCAAATACCCCATATTATTTGCTTGGAACCCCAGTTTTAAAAGGTTTGCGTCTACATAATTGTCTAAGTGATGTGATTGGTTAATTCTGAATGCATTTGCAACTTCTGTATACGGTCTATATCTATGTTCGAACTGTATGGTGAAATCTTCGTTAACGGATAATGGAAGATAATAACTGTTCGTATATTCACCGATGACACTACTCCCATAGTCCATATGATATCCAGAGTTGGACAACATAACCCACGTGCTCGCTGCAACACCCGAAACAGTTTTATTAAGCCTGAAATATATCAAATGATATCCTCCACTCCAGCCAGCCTCGTAATCATGACGCCATGGTATACACACATGAAGATGCACTTTACTTCCCGCTTTCATAGAAATTTCTGGAGTAGTAAGTGTAGTTGTGAAATTTGTATTATCACTTGCCTGGCTGTAATCATCGGTATCTACAAATTGACTGACGTTTACTATCGTTCCTGGTGCGTAGAGAGGTGCATTTATTTGAACTGGTGTGTCTATCTGGAGTGTTTTTGGAACAACCCGACCCGTGCGACCCATATCGTAGAGGGTCTTGACCTCCGAGGCTGTGAGGGCCGTGTCGTAGAGTTTGAAGTTGGAGATGGAGCCATTGAAATATCTATTAAAGTTTGTAGACGAACCAAATTGTATTCCATTACCAGTAAGATTGAATGAGTATTGCGTTCCACTATCAGGTGCGGCTGAACCTTCTAATTGACCATTTATATAAAGGTCTGTGGAAGCATTGTCCCATGTTGAAGTTCCACCCTTAAAAACACCTGCAAAGTGATACCATCTACCATCAACAACGTCAACAGTAGTATCAATTCTAGTATTAAAAATATCAAATACAATTTGACCTGTATTAGAAACTAACATACCAGATTGTTGACCATTTGCCGATGTTCCTATGAACATTACATAAGTCCAATTATTTAAGGATACTACCTGTTTAAACCAACCCGTAATGGTATGAGCCGGTGTACCTGTTCCGAGATTTTGTGTACCGGACATGTATGTACCACTTGTACCATCAAGCCTAAAAGCCTTCTCACTCGCATCATATTCAGCATTACCATGCATGACAATATCATTCCCCCTACCCGATGTGTCCCGCACAGCCCCCTCAAACGTGGGGTTCGACGAGGTGTTGTATTCCACAACGAGCCGGTCACGACTCGGTGTATCGTCCGCGTCTAGGGGTGGACCTATACGAGGAACGTCGAGGTTCTTCGTGAGGGTCAGTTGACCGTCGTGGAGGACGGATTGACGCTGCTCACGGGTGCCGAAATATTTGAGTTCCATAGCCGTCCAAAGAGTTTCACCTGTGGTAGATGTCGCGATTAACGCATATTCGTTATAATAATCATCGTTTGTGAAACTAATTTCAGCGGATAATTGGGGTGCATCTCTCACACCGTATACGGCGTATAAATTCGTGATTTCCTGAACTCGTGTCCACTCAGAATTTTTATCGTTGCGTCCGAGTAAAAACCCATCGTTCAAACCCCTAAAACTGCTACCGACATGATATGATGTTATTTTGAATCCGTTAAGTTTAACCTTATACGGGAACTCGAGAGAAATCCAATCGCCACCAATTCCACCTAAAGACTGTGTGCCGTTATACGTGGGTGTAGTTCCTGCAGCGGTTCCAGAACTTGCTCCAGTATATCCAGCGCCGCTGTGCATCCATCCATCATCAATATTTTCCGAACTTTTGTTGAACGCTTTCCACGTTAACCTCGGAGTCGCGGTATATTCGTCACTCGCACTCACACAAAACTCCCCATGCCCTTCAAAGTATGTTTTGTAGTCAGTCATAGCCCCAGGAGGAAACTCTTCCAAGTTGTGTGGTTCATCGAGGACTGCAAGGCGTCCCTCAGGTTCCGTGGTCCCTATCCCGAGGCGACCTTTGTGGAGGGTCATGGAGTTTTTAACTCCGCGGAACTCATCCTTTTGAGCGTCCCAAATCTCGAGGGCTTGGTCTTCGCCCACAAACTTATCGTAAACCCTAAAATTGGCCACGCGGTCGATGTTCCCGCCACCGATCTGGATGGGGACTGGGGTGGCCTCTTCTGTGCCGTAGAGTTGGAGTTCACATATAGATACTAAACGACCGTTGGTATTTCCTGTTGTAGTTTGATTCTGAACTTTCGTAACAACTAATCGTAAATATTTATAATAACCGCCTGTGATTATATCTCCTAATGAAGTAAACGATGCACTGGTATAATCCGTGTGTGGTTTATTAGAAAAGTCGTGTATATACACCCAGCTAGAACCATTGTTACTTCCTAAAACTGCCCCAGAATTTGGAGAACGACTTGTACCGTAAGTGTCATTATTTTCGCGTAAAACCTGAACATCCGTGATTTGTATTCTATGTGGTAATTCGATTTGTAACCATTCACCAACCCACGAGTTCGATGATTCTTGTGTTACATTCGAAGTCGAACCAGCGTATGTACCATCAGCGTTGTAACTTCCATTATAAGATATCCATTGATTACCATTCGTTGTTGTATCGTTATCAAACACTTTCCAGAAGGGATAATTTTCTGGATCAAACATACTACTCGCACTCACCACATACCCCCTTTGAGCCGGACCTGTCATCACAATGTGCGGATACTTCAAGACATTCGTGGGATCAGGAAGGCGGACCAGGTCGTTCTCGCGGTGGCCGTAGAGCTGAAACTCACCCACACTTATACTCCCACCATCACCACCATACCTTTTAGTTCCGACAAGAGCAAATTCTTCATATGCTTTACCATATGTATTTGGAAATATAATCATTGCCTCATTAGCAGTAGCCGATTGTAAATCTGTCCAGTTAGAAATAACTTCCCATGAAGAGCTACCATTTCTTCCATATATATATCCACTGGTTGGTGCTAAATTATTTGTGTTATATTGTGGATGAATTTCAAATCTCGATACCACATGCTTATAAGGAAATTTAATAGACAGCCATTCACCCTGTTCGGTTTCAGTAGCTAATCTTGTACTTCCGCTATAAGCTCCACTACCACCATGATAACCAGCCGGGCTAGTGTAAGTAAATGAATTCCATCCAACGCCCGGATCCCCTGTTCCAGAACCATATACATCATTGAATGCCTTATAAGATAAAAACGCTCGGGCATCAGTGCTCTCACTACTCGCACTCACCACATACCCACCCTGTGAGTACCCCGTCATCGCGAAGGGTGGATAGTCCCCGAAAGTATCTTCGGCTTGGTCTTCAGCCACCTTCCGTCCATCGAGGTAGGTTACTCGAGAGCCACCTTCACCTTGGTACGCGTAGGTCAGGTTGTGCCACGTGTTCGATTGGAGATCGAGGTTGTAGGAGTCCAACTTCTCTTGGTCGGAAACCGAGAAGACACACGTATTTGCGGTATTAGCCTCCAAGTTTGAGGAATTGAACCACACGGAAACCGCATGGGGTTGGTCACCCTCCAAAAAGGTGTTGGCCTCGACGGTCACGTTGGATGTGAGGGCACCTGTGAGTTCCCAGTATTTACCGGTGGAGTCATAGGTCACATCGGTTCCAACGGGTGGGGGTCCAGTCACTTTGTTATCGAGAGTGTCACCATCCACATAGACTTTGACACCACCTGTTTGGGGTCTGTTTAGGATCGAGGTGAAGGTGGTATCGAGGGAGGTGTCACCAGCTGGAAGGTCCTCCTCGTAGCCGTAGAACTCGACTTCACGAATAGACACTCGATTCACACCGAGAAGTTGTGTGATGACAACCGCGTAATATCTATAGGCTGCGGAACTTACAGATTCCACGGTGGTCACGAAGGGAGCCATGGTCGTATAGGACGCGGAGGTCAAACCACTAACATCCTTGACCTCAGTCCAGTTCGTGTCATCGTCACTCCCCAACACTTTGAAGGCCACGAGACCATTGCTGATACTGTCACCGACGTTGAGTGTAAATTTGTTTATGATAACTTTTCTCGGAAACTTCACCTTGAACCATTCTCCCGACACACCCCCCAAAGAGTTTGGATTTGAAGAGGGGTTATATTGGAAAGTTGAGATGGTGGTATATTTATCGACAGCTTCCTGGTTCCAATCCCCATCATCGAAAAGTCTCCAAACCTCCGAACCGGAACTTTGGCTACTCGCGGTCACCACGTACCCGGCTTGAGTATACGTCAAGGTGGAGTCGTTGTAGTCGAACTTATCTTGGGTAAAATCGACATCTGGAAACTTTTTCAACACTGGAGTGATCGGGTGTCTTTTGTGAGGACCGAAGTGTTCCACGACCACGTTGGAGTCGACACTCGTGGTCGTGTTGGATGAGAGAAGTATATTTTTACCGACCGTCACATTTCCACTCAGTGTCGTTTCTTGACTCGATATGACGTTTCCAGACACAGTCAACTCATTTCCAACCGTGACGTTAGAGGCTGTCGTGAGAGACGTCGTCGTGTTGTTAAATTCGGTCGTGATGGTCGTGGCGTTCCCAATCCCGGTCACTTGCTGAAGATCGTGCGCCGCCGATATCGCGACATTACTTATCTGGATGTGCTGAGTCTCTATGTTGGAGGTTCTGAGAGTCGCGTTGGTGATATCCAGATTCCCCGTCGGTGAAAAGATCGGCATATCTACTATGAGGGGAGGTTTTTTTAAGTGACGGAGTCGCTTGATACGAGTGGCAGAGCCACTCGGGATGGACTTTCTTGCAAAGTGGGAAACAGTCCACTTTGGAGGAAAAGTAATGGTTTAATTATAAACGATAACGTATTATGACCACACCCGACCCACCATGTCCTACACCGTTAATTGAACTGTTCGATCCACCGCCACCACCACCTTTACCATCTTCCCCAGCTGTTTCTATACGAGAACCATTACCGCCATTACCACCACCACCGATACCTCCAAGGCCCATATTAGTAGTTTCTGCCGAACCACCACCTCCACCTCCGGGACCATAATATGTAAGTGTTCCTGAAATTGTTGATGGGATCCCTGGTCCTCCATCACCCGGATCCCGAGTTCTGTAAGCTGTGGCGTGCATGCCTCGTCCTCCCGCACCACCGCCACCTCCGCCGACACGTTCAGTCCCCGACGATGAAGATCCAAGTCCAATACCACCCCTATGACCCTGACCAGATGTGCCATCACCACTTTCGTGTGAAGCATTGTTACTACTTCCAGAACCACCACCACCAGAACCACCGTTTAAACCCGTGTAGTACGTATCGTTCGAACCACCACCACCGCCACCAATGGCTGTGTATCCAAAAGCGGTTGAATCCTGACCGTTAGTCCCCCGTGAACTGGACGCTGGAGTGGCAAGTCCGGAGTCTCCACCGTCACCGACCACAATTGAATACGTGGTCGGTGTGACGTCAACATTGGTAAGTTGAATCACACCACCACCGCCGCCACCACCGGCGTGATATCTACCACCACCACCGCCACCACCCGCGACAATTAAACACTCAACGTTTCCACCATTCGTTACTATGAACGATGATGTTCCTACAGTAGAAAATGTATGTGTGCGATACATTTTCCCATCCACAGTTACGTCATTTATAGAACCACCCGAAGCAGTCACAGAATCATATCCAGAAATGGTATTCCAGACTGTTCCACTATAAAATTCCATTCTATTCGTCGTTGTATTAAACCTCACCATCCCCTCTACACCCGTAGGTTGTTGTGCGGTCGTTCCCGTTGGAAGTGTGAGGGCGCCTGTCCCCGTCATCTCCACATTCCCCGACACTGTGAGTTCCTCAGACATCGTCACATTTCCCGACACTGTGAGTTCCTTCCCCACCGTGACGTTTCCTGTGGTCACGAGTCCGGTCGCCGCGTTGGTGAACTGCACGGTTTGGGACGTCGTGTTCCCCACGTCCGTGACACTGGAGAGACCGTAGGTGGGACCGATTTGGATGTTTCCCAGCTCTATGTTTTCGGCGACAATGTTTCCCTCGACCCTGAGGTGCGCGTTATCTATGTTTAGATATCCGGTCTGTTCGTTGAGGGACATATCTACTATGAGGGGAGGTTTTTTTAAGTGACGTTGTCACTTGATACGGGTTAAAAACTTCATGTGTATAAGGTATAAAATGTCTGAGTGGGTTGATTCTGTTGTGAAATTTTCAGAAACTGAACTTAAACTTCTAGGCCTCGATCAAACAAACCTGGGTCCGTTGATTATAGACTTTATCAAGAATCTTCAACAAACACTGGGGAATCAACCAGCCGCGATGAAATCTATCCTGAAAACAACTGTGGATCTCGTAGACCAGAAACCCGTCGCTCCCATAACCGAAGCGGATTTTGTAGATGATAAGTGCACGAGATGTTCATACATTTACAAATCCGAAGATGGGCGGTACTACAACGACCGAGCGGTCGTGTTTAAGAAAAGCTATGATGATCCAAGTTCACAATACTTGTACCAAGGTCAACAAAGATCGAAACAGGAGATTACTCTTCCCTATGTTTTACGTGAGGAGATCTTCCTCATCCCATGATTGGGTTTCTTCATTCCACGTGTACGATTTATCGTCCGAAGGGTACGGAACTGGGGGTTGCCATGTACATGAACCATCGAGGGTCCATGAAGGGAAGGGTTGAGGGGATGAAAAGTTATCTTTGTCTGGGTGGTATGTGTCTCCAATACCCGCATAATTTTTACCATCCTTACTGTAATAGGTTCTCACCCAATTACCACCTAAATGATATTCACACCATATCTTCGTGCGAGCTGCTATGACTCGTAAAACCTCGTTCGAAGAATTGATTTCGGCGTAATAAGGCATTTATATATACGATCATTATTTTAAATAGCGTATCACTACAATTCCTTTACCCCCATTTCCACCATTACCATTACCATCATTGGACCATCCACCCGCTCCACCACCTCCACCTCCAGTGTTGATACCACCATTTCCACCGTGACAAGTATTGGCTACTGTGGTAAAAGCTCCAGCACTACCAGAATTATACCCATCACCGCCATTACCTGCCCTCGAACTTGATGCATCGGATCTTACTCCCGTCGCCCCTCCTCCTCCACCACCATTCCCACCATCTCCACCAATCCATGCAGCTACTGTACTATTTCTATAGGCATCTGGTGAAGCACTTCCACCTCCTCCTCCCGCCCAATATAAAGATGACCCTGTGATATCAATTTGATACCCATTTCCACCCGAACCACCAGTACCAGACTGTGCAGATTCACCACCTGTGCCCGTTGCACCATTTGCACCTGCTCCTCCACCACCACCGGTCGCAGCTCGATTGAGACCGGCACCACCATTTCCACCGAAAGCGGGGGTGGCACTTAAACCTAGACCCAACCGCTGAAAGCCGGTGGCTGTCTGTGTCGTGGAGTGACCAGCGCCACCTCCACATCCACCATTTTGACCGTATTCACGTTGAATGCCTGGTCCCGATGACGGATGTATACCTCCATGTCCTCCAGCTATTGCAGTATATAATGTTGTAGTATTCTTTACTATGGTAGTAGAAGTTCCTGCCGTTGGTGCTACATTTCCAGCTCTACCACCTCCACCGCCGCCTATGGTTATAATATGGTCACCTGGTGTTATAAAAACGTTTGTCGCGTGTATGACAGCTCCAGCTCCCCCCCCACCCGCATGTCTTCCTCCTCCACCGGCTCCGCCACCACCGACTACTAAAATGTCTACGTGTCCACTAGAATAAGATTGAAACGTACCAGAATTTTCGAATATATGAATCTTGTATGAACCATTTTCATTTATGATATCACCACCAGACGCATCAAAAGCATCTATTTTATTCCACTCTGAACCATCGTAATATTCCAAACCATTTATTGTTGTATTAAATCTAATCATCCCCATAACACCCGTAGGTTGTTGTGCGGTCGTGCCACTCGGAAGTGTGAGGGCACCTGTCCCCGTCATCACCACATTCCCCGTCACTGTGAGTTCCTCAGACATCTCCACATTCCCACTCACTGTGAGTTCCTTCCCAACGGTGACGTTCCCAGTTGTGGTAAGGGCTGTGTGTGTATTGGTAAACTGAATGGTGTCCGGGGTGGTGTTCGAGACATCAGTCACGGTGGATAACCCATAACTCGGCCTGACTGTCATGTTTCCCAGATGAACTTGGTTCGTATGGACATTGCCATACACCCTCAAGTTCGCGTTGTTGATGTTCAAATAGGCGTCTGGGCTATTGAGCGACATACCTTCTACTATGAGGGGAGGTTTTTTTAAACACCCAAAAGCCAACGGCTTTTGTTTGATACGAGGGAAGTCCTACGGACTTCGATCGGGATGGATTTTCTTACAAAGTGGGTTGCACTTTGGAGGAAATTGTTTAAGTTGATAAAAGGAATCCGGACCAGCCGTTAAAATTGGTATTCATATTAGCAGTATCTTGAGAATTGACTTGCATGTAATCTCCCACCTTCATATACCAAATCAAAGAACCTGCCAGGTTTTGATATCCGTCACTTGTGGTATATAAACCAAATCTAGCAGTATCAATATCAGTTCCATTAAGATACCATCGCAAACGAGCAACACCACCACTACTCACACTGAGATTGTGTAAAGTCATATGGTAATATCCGGAGATTGGTGCGACGAACCGGTCCCCTTGTAACCCTCCACCTTTGTTCGCGTGCACCTGCTTGTATTCTAGAAAACCGGAGGACGACTGCGAGGAAGCAAACCAGAATACCGGACATCCACAATACATATCTCCTCGCACATCTAAAGTACCTCGAGGTTCCGACGTCCCAATCCCCAACCTACCAGCCTTGAGAGTCATACTCAAGTCACCATGACCGAAATACTCTTTCTGATAGGAGTAAAGTTGCCACACTTCGTCGGATGTGATGGCTCGGTTGAAGAGACGAGCGTTTGCCATAGTCCCATTCATCCTGTCAGTACCAGTTCCCGAGGCGCCGATACGCAAAACAGGATTACTACCTATGACTTGGTTTCCACTCGTATTCCAGGGATGTGTGGATACATGAATACCATCAATATAAAGTTTCTGGGTATCAGTTCCCGTGTCACCAGGTGTTTTTGTTCCTACGATATGATACCAACGATTCGTGACGAGTTTTTTTAACGCCTTAATACCCCTATTACCAACAGTGTTGTAAATCGTACCATCCGTTCCAAGAAATAATCCTCCTATTACACCCTGTCCATATATACCAGGTGCGTTAACTGTAAAAAACATCTGATTCGTTGTCATAGCGTTAAATTTCACCCAACACGCATAAGTGACGGTTGGATCCCCAGCAAAATGTGATGAAAGTGTCGATGAAGTGACGTAATCATCCACCCCATCAAAAGTGAACGCCTTATACCCCGAATCGAAACCAACACCCCCATTGAGTGTTCCATTGATTTGGTTCCCACTCAGATCCAGTACAGTCCCCCCGGTGCCCGGGTAACTCGAAGGCTCCTTCGCATCATAGTACACCTCCAACCAATCCGTGTTGGGAACGTTGGGGTAGGAGGTCACCTTCACATCAGTTCCGTGAGCCTCGGGGTCGTATTCGGGGATGCCGTAGTATTCGATTTCCCCAATATTCACGACACTAGATGCTGCCCCCGTCACGGAATATGTTTGTTTGACTACCAAAACAAATTTACTGAATTCTCCTACCGGATTAGATATATGAAATGTTTGAACATCGGTAAAACTTTGTATGGGAGATGTTGTAAATTCTTCTACCCTGATCCATGCATTTCCATTATATCCATAAATGACGAATACTTTTGGAAATCGAGTACTTGAACTCGCCAAGTCAACTTCATTTCCAGGCTTTAAATTGATACTCGATAA